CGAAGGCTACACCATAGTAGAAGCTGACAGTTCGCAGATTGAAGCGCGAGTATTGGCATGGTTTGCAGGGCAAGACGATCTCACCGCTGCATTTGCAAAAGGTGAGGATGTATATGTAAAGATGGCGTCACGTATATATCAATGTGACGAGGCGGATGTCACAAAGGATCAGCGGTTCGTTGGCAAAACTACAATCTTAGGCGCAGGATATGGTATGGGTGCTGAGAAGTTTGGCACACAGCTAAAGACGTTTGGGTATGAAGTCGAACCCCACGAGGCCCGGAGGATAATACAGATATATCGTGACTCTAACTTTAAAATTAGTAAGGTATGGCGCGACGCTCATCATATGATACAGCAGCTTGCAAGTAAAAGAGCCGCGCATTTTGGTAGAGAAGGTATATTGGAAGTTTCGGGATCGGAACGCGGTATTGTACTGCCGTCAGGGTTATTAGTGCGTTACGATGATTTGTCAGGAGAACAAGGCGAAAAGGGTATTGAGTATAGCTATAAAACACGTAGGGGGCGCACTAGAATATACGGTGGCAAGGTAATAGAGAATGTGTGCCAAGCACTAGCACGTTGTATTATAGGTGAACAAATGCTAAGAATTAGTAAGAAATATAAAGTGGTGTTGACGGTACACGACTCAATAGTTTGCTGTGTGGAAGACACCGAAGTAGCAGCGGCTCAAACGTATGTTGAGGAGTGCATGAGATGGACACCCGATTGGGCAACAGGCTTACCTGTGGATTGTGAAAGCGGCACAGGAAAATCCTATGGAGACTGCGAGTGAGCATAGCACCTTGGTCATTTAGCAAAGCAAAGGCATTTGATACATGCCCGAAGCAGTTCTATCACGTTAGTATATTAAAAGAATATCCTTTTGAAGAGACAGAAGCTACGCGATATGGCACTGAGTTTCATAAAGCATGTGAAGATTATATTGGAAAGGATGCACCTCTACCAAAAAAGTTTGGGTTTATAGAGCCTACGCTAGACGCTCTAAACAATAAAAGAGGTATAAAAGTATGTGAAAAGAAGTTGGGGCTAACTGAAGACTTAGAACCCTGTGACTTCTTTGATAAGAGAGTGTGGTTTAGGGGTATAGCTGATCTTATAATAGTAGATGTACTGGCAGAGATGGCTTGGGTTATAGATTATAAAACAGGCAAATCTGCACGATATGCAGATAAAGGGCAGCTTGAGCTTATGGCTCTATCGGTATTTAAACATTACCCACAGGTAACAAAAATAAAAGCGGGTCTGCTTTTTGTAGTTGCGGGTAGTTTAATAAAAGAAACTTATGAAATTGACTCCGAGTCAATTCTTTGGGAGAAATGGTTAACAAAGTATGCTAGTATGCAAATAGCGTTTGACAAAGAGGTATGGAACCCCCGTCCCTCTGGTTTATGCAAGCGTCATTGTCCAGTGATGGAGTGTCCTCATAATGGGAGTAACTAATGCCATATAAAAACAAACCTAGACCTTATAAGAAAGAGTATAAGCAGCAGAAAGCTAGAGGTGAACACTCTGATCGTATGGAAAGACAACGCGCCCGTAGGAAAATGGACAAAAAGGGTGTAAAAAGAAAAGGTAAAGATATCGCACACAAAAAAGCATTGAGTAAAGGTGGATCTAATAAGGATGGCGTAAAGCTACAAAGTCCATCAAAAAATAGAGCAGCAGGTGGAAGGATGAGTAAACCACCCAAAAAGAAGTAGCTACAAGCTACCACGGAGAACAACATGAAAATAATAAGGGACAAGGCGTTACTGCTTAAAGTTCGTAACCCTAAACAGATAACAACTGTAATCCCAAAGAGTAAGGAAGTGTCTATGAATGAAGTTGTTGTAAACTGGGGTATTGACGAAGTTCATACTCTAAAAAATTTAAATATAAACATACCGTCACCTATTACCAAACGTTATAGCTGGCCGGGTCAGTACAAACCGTTCGAACATCAGAAAGATACGGCATCATTTCTCACTATGAACAAGAAAGCCTTTTGCTTTAACGAACAAGGCACAGGAAAAACGGCGTCTTCTATATGGGCGGCTGACTATTTAATGCAACAGGGGAAAGTAAACAGAGTTCTTGTTGTATGTCCTCTGTCAATTATGGACAGCGCATGGAGGAACGATTTGTTTTCTTTTGCGATGCACAGAACAGTTGATGTTGCTTATGGTTCGAAAGAGAAGCGTAAGAAAATTATCAACAGCGGTGCAGAGTTTATAATTATAAATTACGATGGCGTAGAGATTGTAAAGGACGATATAGCCAACGGTGGGTTTGATTTATTTATAGTTGATGAAGCCACGCACTATAAAAACGTACAGACTAAAAGATGGAAGACGCTCAATAATATCATAGGAGAAGATGCTTGGCTGTGGATGATGACTGGTACACCTGCGGCCCAAAGTCCTTTGGATGCTTATGGTCTAGCTAAGATGATTAATCCGTTGTCTGTACCAAGATTTTTTGGGTCTTGGCGAGATATAGTCATGTGGAAAGTAACACAGTTCAAATACAAACCAAAAGATACAGCTAAGGATACTGTATTTAAAGCTTTGCAACCCGCTATACGTTTTACAAAAGAAGAGTGTTTAGATTTGCCTGATATGGTTTACACCAAACGCTTTGTAGATATGACAACGCAACAAAAAAAGTATTACGAAACGCTTCGTAAGAAAATGGTTATGCAAATAGTTGGGGAAGACGTTACAGCCGCCAACGCTGCTATAAGCTTGAACAAGCTGCTACAAATAAGTGCAGGGGCTATATATACTGATGAAGGCGATACGATACAGTTTGATATTAAGAATAGGTATCAAGTCTTGAAAGAAGTTATAGATGAAAGCAGTCAAAAAGTTCTGGTATTTGTACCGTTTAGACACACGATTGATATGCTATCGGAAAGACTCCTCCGGGACGGGGTTACGTCCGAGATCATACGAGGAGACGTTTCTGCGCCTAAGCGTACAGACATATTCCAGCGCTTTCAGTCAGACCCTGACCCTCGTGTTCTAATAATACAACCGCAGGCTGCTGCTCATGGTGTCACGCTTACTGCCGCTAACACTGTTGTATGGTGGGGACCGACTTCATCACTAGAAACATATGCACAGGCAAACGCACGTGTGCATAGGTCAGGACAAAACCATAAGTGTACAGTTATACAAATAGCGGGGTCAAATGCTGAAAAGCGTATTTACCGCCTTTTAGATGATCGTATCAACGTACACACAGAAATGATAAATTTGTACAAAGAAATACTTGACTAAGTAGTATAAGTTACTATATGTCAGTAAAGTATCTATAAATGGAGAACACAAATGACCGTTAGTGTCGATAAATTATTAAAGACTTTTATAAAAATAAGAAGTAAAAGATCTGAGTTGTCTGCGGAGTTCAAAGAAGCAGATGAAAAATTATCTAAACAGCAAGACAAGATAAAAGCTGCTATGTTGGACTATTGCAAAGAGCAAGGGGTGGATAGTGTGAAAACCGCAAGCGGTGTATTTTATCGCACTGTCAGACAGCGCGTTTGGACTAATGACTGGGAAGCCATGTATGCTTTTGTAAAGAAGCACAACCTTCTAGAGTTTTTTGAAAAGCGCCTTAACCAAACCAACGTAAGGCAGTTCTTAGAAGAAAACCCTGATCTTCAACCTGCAGGTCTGAATGTGGACAGTGAATACGTTGTTTCTGTGAGGAAAAACAAATGATGCAAGTAGAAGATACTCCATATGTAAATATTAATAAAGTAGCGGATTACTTCCAAGTGTCCGTATCTACTGTTCGAAAGTGGGTAAACAACGATTACATACCTGATGACACTTATATAAAGGTGGGTGAGGTGTATCGCTTTCGTTTGAATGATGTGGAATCGGCATTGTCAGAAGTGACTAAATCAGGGCAAGCCGAGTAATGTCAGTTACAGCGTTTAACAATATCACTCTTGGAGATGGTCATTTCAAAAAGACCGTTGACGGTGAGCGGGTGGGTATTACCGCAGATCCGTTGAACGTGGTTATTGTAAACGCTGCTAAGTTGGCTCGTACCTACTATGAAGCAGAGTATGATCCAACAAATCCATCTGCTCCTACATGTTGGTCGCTAGACACTATAGTACCTTCTTCTGATGTACCGTCAGAACAACGTCAAGCTCACAGGTGTATGAGCTGTGAGCAAAACATAAAAGGTTCGAGCAAGGGGGGTGGTCGAGCTTGTAGGTACTCACAACGTCTGGCTATCGTACTTGAGGAGCAGATGGACACTATTTATCAACTTCGCATACCTGCAACATCTATATTTGGGAAAGCGAAAGATGGTAACATGCCTATGCAAGCTTATGCAAAATACCTTCATGGGCATAAGACAAATTCTATTTCCGTGGTGACACAAATTAGTTTTGATACTAGTAGCACCATGCCAAAGTTGTTTTTTAAAGCTTTACGTGCGCTTGACGATGAAGAGCGAGTAGAGGCTTTAAAACAAAAGGGTAGCCCTGCTGCAAGCATGGCTGCATTACAGACTATGGTTGTCTTAGAAAAGACTTCTATAGATAAATCACCGTTCAAAGTAGTGGACGGGTTCAAATATGAGGAGAACGACAATGGCGGAAGCCAATATACATTTAATTGAGAGAGTTGAAGCCCTGTATCCAAAGTTAGACCAAACTTACAGGTATGATAATTCCATTCCACCTAATGGTAAGACAGTGCCTTGTGGACCTACTGAAGAGAACGCCAAGTACGAGATGGACTTTAAAATGACAGAAAGTCAGGCTAAAGAGCTATACAAACACATGGCGGTTGCTTACAAAGCTGAAGCGGCTAAGAATTGGCCTGCTATGCCGAAACCTGTAGAGGTCTTTAACAAAGATAATGAAGGCAATTTTATAGGTTCAGTGCAACTAAGAGGGCAGTTCAAAGGTAAGGTTACTGATCCGCCGTTAATTGTGGACTCAAATAACAAGAAGCTGCCACCTGAGTTTAGACTTACGACCGGTAGCCTTGTAAACTTGGGGGTAAACTTAGTCCCCTACAACATGAGTACTTGTGGTGTGTCGTTACGCATAAAAGCTGTGCAAGTTATAAAGCTTGTGGAGAAGAAACAACATTCTCCTTTTGCTGCGGTTGACGACGGTTGGGTTATAGATGACGAGGATGATCCGTCCACAGTATTTTTAAGTGCAGCAGATACTGCTCCTGTTGAAGAGGATGAAGTACCTGCACCGAAAAAGGTCTCCAAGAAAGCAGAGGGCGCTGCTCCGCCACCTGATGAAGACCTTGCGTCTATTGTTGATGATTGGGACGATTAACCCATTGGGAAGCATTAACAATAGTCATTGTCGTGGTGGGGCTTCCATACTTCTCCGCCTCACCACGACACATTTTGGAGCAGCATTATGGAAACAGCAGAATTTTTACAGGGGGTACTGAGTAGTAACGGAAACTACTGTGTATTCGCTGCGAGAGCGAAAGATAATATACGGATACAAAAGTTCTACGATACCATTGAAGAGGTAGAGAGAGCGGCAAATAAATATAACAACGATGGATTAGACGTATACTTCGCACTCAGTACATTTAAAGAACCTACTAGTCGTAAAGGTAACAACGCTCAAGAATTAAAAGCTTTGTTCCTCGATCTGGATTGTGGGCCTTCGAAGGAATACGCCACGCAGCAGCTCGCCGTGGCCGCATTACGTAACTTCTGTAAAGATCTCTCCCTGCCTAAACCTACAATGGTCAACAGCGGGCGCGGTGTACATGTTTACTGGCCCCTTACCGAAGCAGTTTCGGCAGAGGAGTGGACAGACGCGGCAGAGCGGTTGAAGAAAACTTGCGATACAAAAGGATTATTGGCTGATCCTGCAGTAACCGCTGATGTGGCTCGCATATTACGTATACCCAAAACGAACAACTATAAGAGTGACTCACCTCTTCCTGTATCTTTACTGGGGGTAGGCTCGCTAGAACCTGTATGTCTATCTACATTCGTGCAGAAACTGGATATAGTTACAAAGCCAGTCGCAAACGAGGTTGATGCCCTTTTCCAAAACACAATACCTGATGAAAAACAAATAATAGAAATGCTAGCTTTTCTAGATCCAGAAGATCGAGAAGAGTGGGTGTCAGTTGGGCATAGTTTAAAAGCCACTGACGAAAACTTTTTATCGTTATTTTTAAAGTTCTCAGAGGGAGTTTTTTGCGAGAAGAGTCCCGCTAATTATAAAGGCCATGAAGACGTTATAAAAGCTTGGGAATCTTTTAATCCTAACCGTACTAGCTTTGGATCTTTGGTGAACAGAGCAAGAGCAAAGGGCTTTGAAAATAAACTAGCGTTTCGGTTTAAAGAAGCTGATAATAAAGAATGCGATATACCTGCGTTTCCTAAGCCTTATTTTAGGGGGGCGATGGGCGGGGTTTTTCTGCGTAGCAGCAATGCTGACGGAGAGATAGAAGAAGAACAGATATATCACCACGACATTTACATTACTCGTCGCTTACACGACGAAGAACTTGGCGAAACATTAGCCTTTCGCTTACACTTACCTCGTGACGGTGTGCGTCAATTTACTGTGCCTCTTACACATATAACTTCTAGAGAGGAGTTTCGTAAGAGCATGGCAAGAGAAGGCGTCACTGCATGGGGCAAAAATTTGGATAAACTTATGGCATATACAACAAAATGGGTAGATGAACTACAACATACATCAACAGCATCTGAAGCACATAGACAGTTTGGTTGGGTTGATGATGACATGGAATCTTTTGTACTGGGAGAGAGATTAGTTGAGGGAGATAAAATAACTTATAATCCACCTTCTTCTAAAACAGCAGGGTTTATGGACTCTTTTGAGCCAAAAGGATCAGAGGAAAAGAACATAGAACTTCTAAACTTCTACGATAGGGAGGGCTTCGAGATGCATCAATACGTGGTTGGTGTAGGTTTTGGGTCTCCTCTGATGGCGTTAACAGGGCTAAACAGTATGGCAGTTCATCTATTCGGGGGTACGGGTGTAGGTAAGACAACAGCGCAGTATGCAGCTATGTCTTTGTGGGGTAACCCAGAGCTACTATCCTTACAGAAATCAGATACGCACAACTCACGTATGAACCGTGGTGAAGTCATGCATAGCTTACCTCTAATATCTGATGAGATGACTAATGTGACAAGCTCAGAGATGTCTGAGTATGTGTACCAAGTTTCGGGTGGTCGTCAGAAGAACAGGCTGTCAGCAAATGGCAATGAAGAGCGTGTGCGCGGCAAGCCTTGGAAACTGTTAGCTCTTAGCTCTGGCAACACTAGTGCATGGGAAATATTGAGCCGTGACAAAGCTACGCCGAAAGCAGAGATGCAGCGGTTGTTTGAAATAAAGGTTTTAAAGCTAATATCTGGTGCAGAAGACACACGAATTACAGCAGATCTTCATGAAGACATTCAAGTAAATTACGGTTGGATAGGACCGAAATATATACAATGGGTGATAAACAATAAAGAAGAGGCGCGTAAGATCGTGCAGTCTATAAAGACAAAATTAGACGGAGCGGCAGGGCTTGGACCTGAAAACCGTTTCTGGTCTAATGGCAACGCTGTAATAATAGCAGGGCTAATGATCGCTAAAAAATTGGGGTTTGTTAACTATGACGTAGGTAAAGTATACAAGTGGGTGGTCAAAGAACTAATACGTAGGAATACGTTTGTGAATGATATCGGAGCTTCTGTGGACGATACACTGGGTAATTACATATCAGAAAACTACAATAACATACTCAAAATTGAAAGCACCGAGGACTTACGAGGTAGGCACGACAACGGCTTAGATCAGCTAGTACCTGTTACTGCCGTACCGCGTGGGCAGTTAGTGGCTAGGTACGAACCCGATACCAAGGAACTTTTCTTGCGTATCAAACCTTTTAAGGATTGGTGTACAGATCAACAGATAAACTATGCGTCTCTAGTTGATGATCTCAAACAGAAGAAGAACGCAAAGCGTGTAAAGAAACGACTGACAAAAGGCACAGATTTTAACATGCCTCCGCAGGACGTGCTACAAATGAGGTTTGAAGGGTTTGATGAACCAGAAAGTAATGAAACTTGACGATCTAAACCCTGATGGGCTTAGAATTACCATAAACTGGGAGACTATGGATGTGGGTTCTTCGTTCTTCCTACCGTGTATAAACACAGAAAAAGGCACAAAACAGTTAAAAAGTGTTGCAAAAATGAAAGCATGGGAGTTTGAAGTGCAAATTTGTATAGAAAACGAAAAATTAGGTTTACGTGTGTGGAGAACTATGTGATATACGAGATATGACAACTCGATACTCGATGTTGTTCTCCATTAGAACTTACCTACTATATGTAGAGTACCCCTACTGTAAGCTGTTCCGGTAGGGGTTCTTTTTCAAAATAAGTTAAAACCTTGATCGAACTCGTTCAAACTTTCTTCCATGAACGGGGTATACGTCATACCTCCACGCATTTTTAGCGTTGTCCTACCAAAAGATGCAAATGACCTTTTTTTAGTTTCATTGGTTATTCTAGACTTGGATGCACCGCTTGGCAGAGAAGCGTTAAACTCTTCTATTAACCTATCTATTTCGTATACTTCTTCAAAGTCGCCTTCTTTCCTAGCCATGTTACGCTGACGTAATAGTTTAGTACGCCTACTATTTATGGCTTCTTGTCTGCGACGATTGTTTTTATTGAACTCTAAGGATTGTATGTAAGTGTTTGGAGCAAACCCCAAAAACTGCATCCCTATATTGTATGGATTAATATCTTCTGTAATCGGATCACCTCTGCGTGTGGTAGCGCCTTCAACCGCAAACCGTCCAGTTTTCATTACGTTCCTAAAAGCGGCTGGAACCATAGATTCTATACCTCTATAAATCTCACCGTTTGATATATCTTTTACGCCACGTTCTGCACTTAGATAAACGCCTACAACGGGACCGCCGAGCTGTTCTATCAACGTCCATAGGTTACTTTGATCTTTTTCTATAATGGGTTTACGATATATAAGACTGTTCATGGATATACGATTAGCTAGATCTACCCCAAGAATTTGATTTGCTAGCCCACCATAGACACCTTCGCCTACTAGCTTACGTGTAGCTGCTTCAAAATCATCTTCATCGTCATCTGTAAACATGTTGTACAGTACGCCTAAAGCTCCCATCAGTGGCATCCCACCCAACCCTGCCAAAAGACCTGACATCCCTATAAATCCTGCCAGTCCTTTTTGTGCTGCCCTTCTCTCTTTAGGGTCCATATTTTTCATAGCGTCTCTACCTAGACGTAGCATCATGTAGTACTTACTTATCGCAAAGCGTTTAAATAAGAAGGCAACGTTACCCACACCAGTCTGTGCTATGGTCGGACGTCCTGCAGCGGCTGTCCCGCCAAGGGTAAATTCAGTATCGTTTATGGCATCTTGCGCTAGTTTATCTGCTAAATCAGCATCGAGTGTCTTGCCCTCTTGCAATGCTTTTCTAGCGGATGCCAAATACGCTGCAATGAATGTGGTCTCTCTGTTGAACCGTTCTGAGTGATGAAACATAAAGCTCATATAACGGTTAAATGTTTCAAGCGGCGCGTCCTTACCTACTTCTAAAGCTTCTTGTGTAAACGACTGGTTGAACTGTCCTTGTGACGTGGCCTTGTCTATAGCTCTGTCTACAAACAATTTCTTCATATCGTCTGGTAGTGCATCTCCATAATTACCGGAAGATTTACCTGCAGCACCCATATTTATCTCTTGAGGTGTTGGTGTACCGTCTGCTCCCGGAAGCATAACTGTTCGTTTTGTAGGAGCTTTAGTAAATAGTCTTACAGCATCGCCATACGCTCTTGTTGTATTACTAATACCGTACTTACCCGCGAGTACAGGCATGGAGGACATGCCAACGTCAAAGAAAGTAATGAAAGCAGAAGAAAAGTTCAAACCCATAGTATAGCCAAAACCTATACTATTAACTATTTGTGAGGCTCTTGGTATGTTTGGAGCCTGAGCAAACTTAGCTATTTGGTTCATTTTCCCTGCTATAGGTGCAGTCACAGGATCAGTAAGGTAGCTTTGTTTTGACCCTTCTTTGCTAGGCATAGCTAGCTTTTTTCTAAAGTTTTCTAGTTTAGCTGCATACTGCATCTGCACTAGCTGTCTGTTTAGATTACGCCCTTTTTCTTTTAACATTGTAAAAGCGTCAAATTCCATATCACCCATACCCGTAGGTGTAGTGTCGCCTAAGAACCCTCGTCTATTTCCACGTCGTCTAAAACTTTGCATAAAAGATCGTTCAGGCATAGCGTCTAGAGATAAATCTATAATTGCTTGCATGGCTTCTTTATAGTCTTGTTCATTAGCAAACTTATCTTTACGTAAATCTACTGCGTCTATAATTTGCATAACAAATCTAGGTGGAGGACTTCTTTCTATATCCATAGGTTTGGAGGCTAAAGAAATTTCAAAGTCTGCAGTGCCAACCCCATCAACTGTTACCCTACTTGCTCTATCCCTAGCCTGCTCCGCCTTTTTAAGCGTAGGGTAATACTCTACATAACGTTCTCCTGCTTTATTCTGAGGATTCAACAAATCAGGGCCAGTATAGGATAGGCGATAGTCGCCTTTGCGTGTGAGTGGGAAGTACGGACGTATGACACCCGATTCTTTTTGTAATACTTCCGCCAGTCTCTTCATAGAGCTTACTCTTGCCTCACCTTCAGGCATGGTAGCTTCTAGTCTTGTTTCCAACGCTGCTATCACGTCATTGTATGTATCCTGAAAGTAATTTCTCATCTGTTGGTATAACTTCTGACCTTGAGGATCTAACTGATTGTAAAGAGCGAGTAGGTCTGCATGCTCTGCTGTCCTCTGACGATCATTCTTATAGGTGCTGACATCTACAGACGGATCAACACGTAAAAACGTGCTGCGTGGTATGAGGTTATTTAGTATTTTAGATTGTTCAGGGTTTGCTTTTTTCCATTTAAACAACTCATTAGATAGTGAGTTTAGTATGTCTGTTTTGTTTCTAAGCAAACCACTCATTTCGTTTATTAATATGTTTAGTTCTGGTGCAAAAGGTATCTTAGACTTAGCCATGTCAGATAAAATATTTGACGGAAGCAGACTTAGAAAAAAGTTCCTAACAACAGGTTTGGCGTTTTCATTGTACGCTATATCTGCAAAGTCAGCTAACGTATTTTGTGTTGTTTCTGGCACTACGTTTACCATATTGGTAAGTAATTTATTAGCGCCCGACTTTGTTTCTGTTATGAGCGGTATTCTTGGAGCATCACGATATTCTGGAGCAGGTGCTATGATAGCATCTATTATACTGTCTGTTTCTGTAAGCGCAGAGGTTGGTGGCAATCTTAATGCCCTGCGTAGGATCTTTTTAAAGCTGTCACGAAGTTTGCTCCATAAAGAAGTTCTGTCACTGTCTACCCTTATTGAAGCTAAGGCCGACTGAAATTGTGGATTGCTTAATGCTTCGGATACAAATTCATCTAAATTTCTAGTGCCATATACTTCGCCGATTTGCTCACGCACAGTGTTGAAGATAGTTTGTAGCTGTTTTGTAGTTGGTGAAGACTTGTTTTCCGCTATAGAAGCAGAGGTGACCGCGTGACCCATCTCGTGTAGTAACGTATGAGCGTTCATACCAGTATTTCTATTTATAAATATAGTATTTGTTTCAGGCTCAAAGAAACCTGAAGCCTCACGCCCTAACGTAGGTTCAAGGCTATCAAGCACCTGCACCTTTGTAGTGCCTACCACCTTATCAAATCTAGCTGCTATCTGTTGCACACGTTTTACAGGACTAGTAGCTGACAAGGTGCGTAATGCTACACCTAAATTGTTGTTTTCCAATGCTTGTATGGCATCTGGTAGGAGGCGTAAGTCTAATGAGGCTACTGGTTTTTCTAAAAACATCCCTTCGTCAAAACGTTTTGCTGTTTCTAATGCCGTATCGTCACGTTTAACTTCTTTTAGATCAAACTCTTGTTTTGTCTGTTTTTTGGGCTTTTGTTTTGGACCCGTCGCCGCCGCCTCTTTTTCTCTTGTTGCTATTATATCTGCGTCTATCTTATCCGAAAGGGCTGCAGATATTGTACTTTTTCCGTAAGCGACTTCGTAATCTAATACTATGTCTTGTGCTTGTTTAGACATGTTTTCTTTTACCCATTCAGAAGCTAGTCTAGCCTTGTCTCTGGTCATGTCTTTGTAATATAAAAATTCTTTTGTAGGCGTATCTTCTGTTTTCGTTTCGCTAAACTTAGTACCTTGTGATTTCAAAGCGCCTATAATTGTCAAAGCATCTGCAGGTCTACGTTTTTTATTAAAGAATATATAAGCAGCATCTGCTTTGCTATCACGATCTTTAGCTTTGGACGCTTTTAAATCTATGACAGCTTGTTTGTCTGCAACGGTTGTCGTATCGGGTTCCCCGTCTCCTATTGCATCGTATTCTTTAGCGGCTTGTGTCTCTGCTTTTGATATCTGTCCAACTCTATTTTTTGGCGGCTGTTCAAATTGAGTGTTCAACTCGGCTTGCTTTTCTTGTTGGGCAATGTCTGTTTCTTCTTTTAAAACAGACTTAAAGGCTTCAGCTCTTGCTATAGACTCTGGAGTATCTTCAACCTTAGTATCGACTATTCCCTCAACACCTTCTATACCTGTTATGGGTATGTTTGGTCGTGTGCGTACTACTCCGGGTACTTCACCTAATCCGTACATATCACGTATTAATGCAGCGCGTTGTCCTAGCAGCACACGTTTTACCTTTTTAGGGGTTTCTGCCTTAAATAACGGCGCAAACTCAGGTTTAGTGTCAATAAAATCCCTAATCGCTTTTCTCTCTGCTGGAGAAAACGCAGCCCCTCGTTTTGCTGTTGCCTCTTCTTCTGCCGCAGTTTCTTGCAGTTGCATCTCCTTAACAAAATCATCCGCAGCTTTTTTCTCTGTTGCAGAAAGCTCAGCTCCCTGTTCTGCACCTAAAGCACTTACATCTGCGTCTGTGGTGGCGATCCTAGCCGCTGTCTCTGTATCTGTTTCTGGAACGGGTAAATCTTTAAAAGTTAACTTTTTCTTTGGCCCAACACGAGATAATACTGCTTTTGGGTCTTCAGCTAGTAGCTCTGTTACTCTAGCTGTTGCCATAGGATTAAGCAAAGCGTCCTCTTTGCTCATAAGACCAGCTTTTACAAGACTATTCGCTTCTGGTGGAGTTACTAATTGTACAGATTCTTCAAGCTGTCTAGCTCTAGCTCTTTGTAAAATAAGAAGTATTCTTTTCTGGTCATCAGTTAATGTATCTGACTTTGTTCCTGTTGTGTCTGTAGTATCAGTAGAAGCTGACACACCAGCTCCCACTCCTTTGTCTTTAGATGATGTAGGCTTCTTGGCACTCTCAACTCCACCTCCAACCCTTCCGCTTCCAGCCACGCTAGGTTCACCACTCTCAACGCTTCTTCCAGCTCCTTCGACGTTAGCGGGAGCTGATCTGATAAATGCTTCAATTTTCTCTCCTATCTTAGGATCTTTTTTCTTTACTACAGCGTTTTTAGCGTAGGCTCTTAAAGCTTTTTGTGCTTCTGGATCAGATATATCTTTACCGACTACTTTCGTGCGAATCGGCATTTTAGGTCTGTTAGCCACTCCTAGTTCTGTAAGCATCTCGTCTGTAATTAAGGTAGGTGTAATGTCAGCCGTAGTGTCATCATCAAGTATGTTTGCTAGCTCTCGTTCAGCCCTTTCTCTTTCCTGTCTAGCTCCTGCAAATGTGTCCCCAACTGCGCCGACAGTAGTTCGTACGCCGCCACCGACTAGCCCACCTGCAATAGCTGCTTCACGGTATTCTGCGATAGCGTCATCACTGTCGATGGGTAGCCCCGCCTGAGAGCGTTCAAGCATTTGTTGCCCGACTTCAGTTAGGGATTCCGATCCTGCGCCTGAGCCTGCACGGAATCCGGTTCTAACAAATAGATTCTTACCTTGCGTCGTGAATAATGGGCCTAAAGACCCACCTAACAAGATCTTGTCAGCTATACCTTCAAGTGCTGCCTGCCCAAACGTGGCTGTCAGAGCTGCCCCTACATCAACACTTTCTTTTCTGCCTGCAGCAACTTCGTCTTCTTGTCTCTGTATGTTGTTACCAAATAGTATGGGTGCAGTTGCAACGCCCGCCGCTGCCGCACCTGCAACAAACGGAGCTGTAGGAGCAAGAACGGCTGTTGTAGCCGCTGCGCCAAGACCTGCGCCAAGTTGTGGTATTTGCTCACCGAAAGTCTCACCGATAAATGTAAGCCCTGAACCAAATCCCTCTACGTCTGTAGATTGCATGCGTTCTGGTTGTTGTAACATTAGTTCGTTTAGTTCTTGACGGGCGCGTTCTTCTAAACCAACCCCATAATCTTCTAAGAAACCGATACCAGTTTCTTCTCCAATCGTACCTATAGTTTCGCCAATCGCTTCTTTAAATTGTTTTTTACCACGAGCGAACCCACGACCCAAAGCAGTGCCATCATCAAACTCAGCAACGGAGCCTTCTCCAAATCGTTCTTCTAGCCTTGCTCTGGTTTCTGAGCGATCTGTCTCTAATACTTGTCTTATTCTGGCAAATTCAGTGTCGCTAGGAGTATCACCTGCTATAGTAAATTCATAGGCTTGTCCTGTTTGCTGATCGACATAGTTGTATACGCCCATGATACAACCTTTACGCTGTGCCTGTTACATTTATTTTCTTTAGATCTTTTGCGCCTATTAGCTTTTCTCGTATGCTTTGCAAAGTGGTAAGTGTTTGCAGTGCCTCGGCGGGTAGTTTTTTATCTTTTTTCAGTTGCGCTGACAAGATTTGATAAGCTTCTTCTCCGCCCAGCAACGCATACCTGTCTTTCAAATCATCTTTAGCAGCTTTGTCAATTCTCTGACCTAAAGCTTTTGCCTGTGCATCAGCGGCAGTTTGTGCAATCTTTTCTCTTGAAGCTCTATCTTTTTCAGCTCTCTCTTCTAGCGCTTTTCTGTCTGCTTTTTTCGACTCCATAGCTAAAAACGTTTTAGCCGCCGATTGCAAATCTTCCGGGTTGCCTGAGCTAATCATCGCTCCAAGAGCCGCTATTTGAAACCAATCATCAGCAGTAAATCCCTGCTGCGCTTGTGATGCTGCCTGTGAGCCTTGTGCGCCTGAAGCTGTAGCTAACGTGTCTTCGCCTATAGCGTCTTTCACTATATTTGCGGCTTTGTTTATAGTTGCAGTTTTATCTTCCTCATCAAGACTTTCTATTAATTCTTCTGGGGTATCTTTTTTAGGTAAAGGGCCTGTACCAAGCACAGCATCTATTGCCAGTCCGGGTACAAATCCTTCGCTAATGTTTTTATTTCCCCGCTGCTTTATGTCATAAGCTGTTCCAAGCATAGCGTCTGAGATGTCCGTTCCAGCTACGGCGTCCACTGGCGCTGCTACTGCTCCAGCGAGCTGATAAGCAGGGCTAGCTACAAATCTTTGATATATACCAATAATATCACCTACAGCATCGTCTAGCGCTTGCCCTGCGCCCGAAATTAAATTTAGCCCTGAAATTTTTGACTCAAGAATAGCTCTCTGCTTGTCATCAAGTTTAGGATCGGCCAGTATCTGTGATAGTTCTGCTTTTTTAGAACTTATCGCTTCTGGCGCACTAGTTACAAGGTCTACCGCTGATCCTATCGTCTCCACTCTGTCTTTTAACAACACGTCTGCTAAAGATCTTAAATTTGGCGGTATGTATTTGTAATACTCTGGATCCTTTTCTACTGCTGACGCATCTATTGCATTGGTGACCATATTAGTAAGGCTTTTAGGAGTCATAGCACCAGTATCTAATTCTGTTGTTGTAACTGAAGCGGTTGGATCTGACTTAGGGTCTGTCGGTGGCAGTAATCTTGAATACATTCTATCTTGTGTGCTGTCACTGAACCTACCAAGATGATCTGTTATATCTCCCAAAGAGCTTGCGCCAGTCAAAAGCCTTTCCATACCAAAAGAGAGAAGTTCTTGATCAGTTTGCGACGCATTAGGATTTGCTGCCTCATATGCAGCTTTACGAGCCTCAACGTCAGCTAAAGCCATATCTTGTGTTGTAACGCCTAATGGCTCTTCTGGTATAACTGTTTGATTATTAGCAGCCGCCATAGCTTGCTCTATAATCTGTCTTTGACTAGTCATGTTAGGATCTAACGGCGTAGCTGGCTGTCCTATCATATCAGGTACGACACGTCCATCTGGAAACACATTGTATTTAAATCCATTCAATACAACAGGTGTAGCCCCCATCATACCACCGGGCTGCATCTTGACTATGCCTCCTCCAGACATGCCCATAGTAGGCTGTTTTGGCATCATGTCAGCCATGCCTGTGTTCTGCCCCATGTTTGTTTTTGGAGCCATGCTTCTCGCCATCTGCATGATACCTTGCTGCGGCACACCTGCAGCCATTACTACTTCTTCGGCAACGGTAGGCATGTCTTGTGCCTCACGTCTCTTAAACTCATCACGAAAACGTTGTCGGCGTTTTAGTTCACTAGTTATAAACACAGGCGGTGCTAGGTTGCCTGTAGGTTGTTTCATTTCTTTTATTAAGACCGAATCTGGCAGATCTTTAAGGAGTTCGGTTTGCTCTATTATAGTTTCTCTCATCCGTACATACCTCCTCCGCCACCGTAGCCGAGACCTCTATACAGTCCCAATGCTGATAGACCTGTACCCATAGCAGCCTGTATCGGGTTAAACGCTGCATACTGCATGGATGTTCGATCTAAGCTTCCTGTAGGTACACCGCTCAAAAGACCTGCAAAGCGTTCGTACTGACTGATTGGATAGTCCTGTTGTCGTAAGAAATCTTGATAATTAAGGTCGAGACGTGCCTGATCCTCTGCACGAATGTCACTACCAATGGTTTCAAGCATCTGTGCGTCCTGTATGCCTGTGCCACGCTCAAGCTCACCAAGACCTACAAGACCTCTACCTGCGCCCATTAAATCTCCGTATAAGCCAGCCGTACCCATGCGCTGCGCCTCTTGAGCGGCTTGTACTCTAGCAGCTTCGCTAAGATCTATACCCTGTGTACGTGCAAGCTCTGCGGCTTCAGCGGATTGCCTACGTGCGGCTTCGGTAGCAGCAGCGCTTTCAGTGCGTCCCAACTCGCCGATGTCAATGCCTTGTACCCTAGCAGCTTCAGCAGCTTGGCTTCCCTGTACACCCATTTCAGCAGCTCGATCCGATTCAAATGCTTGCATTGCTCTGTCAAACGCTGCTTGACTACCAATCTGCTGTATATCACCCAAACGATCTTGCAGATTTTGTTCTGCCATACCTTGTGCAACTGCCTGACGAGAACCCCCAAATGCTCCTGCTTGCACTGCAGAGGCATCTCTACCTGCTTGACCCCTATCAAAGTCTCTAACTGCCTCACGTTTTTGTATGTCTACAACGTTCTGCATGTATGGGTCCATGTACCTCTGAACCTCATCACCCGTAAACTGTCGTGCATCACCAAAATCAAACTCAGTGCCTGCGCCTCTCGTAAACTGAGATTCTGTAAATCCGCTGTATGGATCTGCTGTGCCAGCGGTAAATGTTGTAGGGCTTTCAGCAAGTGAGGTAAGTCCTGTGATGCCTGCACGTTGTGCATCATATGCCTCTTGCATGCCCGGAATCCCACCGCCTAGGATACCGCGTAGTTGATCTCGCGCACCTGTTATATCTGTATAATCCGCTGATTTTGTTAGGCGTTCTTCTCCGTATGGAGTGTAAGTAGACTCGCCAGTTTCAGGGTCAAACGGCATTGTAGCTTCTTCAGCACCCTTTAAAAGCCTTTTAAAATACGGATCAACGTAGTCAGGTAGCCCTGTGCTTACATTCGTTTCTGCTGGTTGTCTGCCTTTACCCATTTTTTATCTCCATGCGGTACGCAATGTATTCGGGGTAGAACCCGTGCCTTTTCAATGCACGACCCCAAGCCTTTCTCCCATATCCTTCCAAGTGTTGGCAATCATTTAGTACAGCAAAGTTAGTAATCTTTTTTATTGCCATATCTTGCCACTCTTTCATTCTACTTCCACCAACCCAATCAAGTGCCATGCTTCTACGTTGAGGGTACTCTATTATTCTTGTAGTTATGGCTGCTATTACTTCTTCGCCATCAAATACAACCCAAAGAACATAAGTGTCATTTAAAATCCCATGTAATACGTCTATCAGATTTACCTTACCTGTAGCAGTATCGACACTTTTCTTCAGTACCCTTTCAACATCCTTCCATATATACTTGACTGTTTCTTTCGGAACAGTGCTTACCTTCAATTACCCCACCATTTTCTCCAACACCTTCGGTGCATCTTTTTCGGCTTCGTTGATCCTATCTAAGAAACCGCCCCCATATGCTTTTGTAAGCGCATCAGTTGTAGGCTTACGCATTACAAACTCTCCTTCAGTCAGGAGAACATCTTGTTGGTTGTCCATTGTAGCAGGCACTTTGTCATCTTTACCTGATCCATCACTAGGTCCACGCACCATGCCCTTTTCACCTGCTGCAAAACGGGCTACGGTATCGTCATACTCACCTGATTTTACAGACTTTATTAAGTCACGTAACGCTTCTTCTCCATTTTCAGATAAAAACTTGCCTAAAATCATCTGTGCTTCTTCTAAGCTTTTCATACCTTTGATAGCTAAAATGGCTTCAAGGATGATATCTTTTTCGTTCATATCCTCAATCTCTCCACCTTGGGCAAAACCAAGCGCACGTTGAAACATGTTGCCTACGGGCTTGATGCCTCCTCCTTTGCCAGCCATTGCGTCTCCAAAACTTGGAAGTTCGGTTTTTGGACCTGTGTAATTAGGATTACGGCCCCCACCACCCGGACCTATAAGAAACTCATCAGTAGTGTTAATTTCTTCTGGGCGGAATCGCCTGTCTCTTAATTGTTGAAATTGTGCTAAACCAAACTGTGGCTTTTGCATCTGTTGTGGTTGGAATATATCTCCGAACTCTGCACGAGCATCGTTTTCTACTTTCTGCACAAATGCATCAACTTTCTCGTTATCCTGCGATGCCATAGCCCTGCGAATCCCTTGACCCAATCCCATAAACATAGGGTTTGAAGCGCCGAGCATAAAACCACCTTCTCTGAACGGTATGGGTCGATCAATACTGGGATTGCGAAACTTTTCTTGTGCTGTGCCATAGTCTATGTATGGATACTCTAAGTCTGGTTGAGGGGTAAATCTATAATCAAAGTAGTTCTTTTCTTTGCTTGTGTCTAAGGGGTCACCAGAGAAATCTGTTACCTTTTTTGGTGGGTTAGGCATCGGAGCTTCAAAGTCATCATCGTCAGATTTACGTGACTCAGGTTGATTTTGAGCAGCACTTGCCATTGAACCTATGGTAGCCCCTGTCATAATGCCGGGTTGAAGAAGCCCTGCCGCAGCTTTTTCACCAAGGATGCCTGACATGGGAGCTTTAATTCCTGCACCTACAACGGTATCTTGAAACACTCCGGGAAGCATTGCAGCTTGCTCACCTGCTGTGAGAGCTTGTTGACTTACTGAGCCTTTAAGTCCTTGTACACCCCCACCGAGACCGCCAAACAACTTGCTACCAAGCCCTGCAAGAAGCCCTGTTTTTATGCCTTTACCAACGTCACCTGTTTGAAAGAACTCTCCAAGCCCTGCACCAATACCTGACAGCGCAAAGGCGGGTACAGCACCTAATCCTATAGAGGGTGCTAAAGCTGGAAGTCCTAAACTAAACAGAAGTGGGAGCATGTTTACCTCAATATTTGTTGTAGTGTAACACTAAACCTTTTATCTATCAATCATCTATAAGCTCAAAATGCGGCCCATCAATGAAAGGACGCCTTCCTTGAGATCGTCTCAAGTCAATATACGCATTCATAGCTTCTTCCATAGTGCCTTCCCACTTACGAATATCCATAGGATATGGCATTTCTGGTGTACCCCATGCTGCACCCCAACATATAGGCACGTTAAGGTTAATAGCGGCTTCTTTTATTGCGTCAGCCAAATCATCGTACAAATTCAACTCCCAACTTGCCCGTCCGTTCACAAAGGCCATGATGTCGAAAGCCTTACCTTCAAGGTGTTTTGAGCGCATCGTTTGAGATGCGCCGGAGGCTACCAACTCCTTTTGCTGTTCGACGGTTCTCATACCCTGCACCACTCCGAAATCGGTTTTTGTGAGCGTAATAGCCATTTTAATAACGGCTTGTAGTCCGTCATCAATTCCTTCTAGCCTATCGAGGCTACGTCTACTTAATTTAAAACTCATAACTTTCTCCTATAGGTTATCTCGCATCTGAGTGTGCAGGGGATCTTGTAAGATACTCCAACGTGCTTTCCAAAGACTTTACGCGAGCCTGAACTTTAACAATTTCCATCATATGGCTAGCCATACCACCGACATCTTCGTGAATTTGATCTACTTCCTCCCAGATTTCGTTGTCACCATCTTCCATATCTTCGTAAATCTCTGCAAGTATGTCGATCATTTCATCAAGTTTTTCAGTGTTTTGTTCTACATCTCTAATGAGATTTGTCCTATCTGTAGCATTGTTCTCAACAGTCAGAACACTCACCGTCTCTTCAAGATTTGATATTGTACTGGCCTGTTGTGCAGTCCACCAAATAAAGCCACCGATTTGAGCTATTACAACCCCAACTACAGCAATGCTTACTTTTGGCAGTTTATCAGCCATTTTTCTTAGCTTTCTTTTTTGCTGTAGCGCTTAATTCCCGAAGGTGAAACAGACGTTTGCTGTTTTTGCTATGGTTCTTACCTGAATGCACTTGACCATTTGGCATTTTATGAGTGCCGCCCTTATGTTCTGTGCCATCTCTAAAGTAATGTTTTTGACCCGCTCCCATTATTTTCTCCCCATAAATTGTTTGCCGCCCCGTATTCCTATGGCCGCAGAGCATACAGCGAAAACTAACCAAGTGTACCACTCTGGTAGCTCATCCAAACGGGCAAAGCCGTTCTTTACAACATCTTCTAGCCCCGGAATAAAACACAAAATAACTGGAATTAGCACAATCACAGTTACAAACTCGTCCTTGAGAGAGTTCTTTGTACTCTCTGCCATGATCCTCTCCCAATCCGCAGTCGAGGTCTCTTTTGACATTAGTATTGCTGCTTTGCTTTCAGCCTCGACAAGCTTTAACTTTGCATTTGCACTAGCTTTGTCAGCTTTACCTTGTAACCAAGACGAAGCTAGGTTCGCTACTGGGCCGATTAACTGTCCTATCATACGGATCTCCCAAAGTTAGCTAACTGCATGATACCGCCCATGTTCATGTTTATTGGAGGATTGTATCTTGAAGCATCCATAAGATAGTCGGTACTAGTGTACGTTGACGGGGCAGGGGGAGAATAGTTGCTGCCAAGAAACTTTATGGCTTCTTCATCTGACATGCCAGAAGCTTTAAGATTTTCAAATGTAAACCGCTGATTAGCGTCCATTGAAGGCATCGCTCTCTGCTTGGCATTAGGCCCGCCACCAAACAAAGCTCCAAATGGACCCCCACCAGCAAAGTAATTTGCTAGACCGCTTGTTCCTATGTTTGTACCTCTTGGTCCTCTAGTCCTTTCATTCTCATATGAACCTAGTGGACGTATGCCAAGAGCGTTGGAAACAGCTCCTATGCCACCCACCGCCTTGTTATATGCGCCCCTATCCTTGTTTTGGAACGTAATGGCTTCCTCTTCGGATATATAGCCATCATTATTAGTATCCATAGCACTTGTATCTCGCATGAAGAAACGTGAACCGCTTCTACCCGGCCCGCCACCATCACCAAGATCTTTAAGATCCTTATATGGACGGTCAGCTCCACTTCCGCCAGAAGCTATGGATCCTCTCATTAGCCCATGCGCCCGTTCAAAAGGGTTGTCTGTACCAAGAATTTCAAAGTGCCTTTTGACTTGATTCATATGCGCTACTTTTGGATTAACAGGTCTTTTCTTTGGTCTTGGAATACTTTTTATACCAGCGCTTGGAGCGGCGCTTGGAGCAGCTAGAGTTGGGCTGTTGAGCTTTTCAAAATAGCTTCTAACCATTACTTATACCTCCACGATCAGTCTTGGCTTCTTTGTTCATCCAGATCCCAAAACACCCCGTCAATGCGCCCATACATACACTTACCAGCCCGGCCTGTCCATTTGAGGGGTCAGGTAGAGACATGTACCAGTGTACAGACTGATAAGTAAGTATAGTAACTACAAGCATCATCAGTCTAGGAAATATCTTGTAATCGTCTATAATAGTATGCGCCATCTTAGTCTCCTATGTAGATACTGCCGCACGAGTATCGCATCTTAACCAATTCGAACCGTCACCAAAAGCAACTACAGGACTGCCCGCAGCGCCATTAGAAACGTATATTAAAGTCCCTGTCTCAACGGCAGGTAAGCTTGCCACGGTATATGTGGGTAGCGGTATGCCAGCCGTATTACTAGCCGCCGTAGCCGATTTTATCCTGAGAAGTGTGTTTGTTTCATACACTGTGCCAACCTCATCTCCAGATTGTGAAGAAGTAGGTATCTCGATAAGCACTGGCTTGGCTATCGCAGGGTTAGTAATTTGCGTGGCAAACACAGAAAACGCACGGACAATCTCTGCCATGTATTGTTGGTTATATTGTTGCGGCGGTACTGGGAAAAACGGAATAGGTGCTATAGACATTATCTTCTCCCGTCCGAACGAATATCAACACGAGGAATTCCCAAACGCCATAATACATTAGCATCTGTGGATTGAACTTTAAACGTGAAACTACGTCCTCGTAACCTAGTCTGATATTGACTTGTATACTGATCTACAGGCACGTTGGATGTTTTTGTAATCGTATCTGTATTAGTTGTTTGCGCTGCCTGACCCGGAGCGTTTTTGGCATTTAAAATAAAATCTACTGTAGTGTTATTCACATTAGTATCTCTAAAATTAAGATCTGGTAGAACACGACTTACAAAAGAAAATTGATTACCGTCAGATATACCAAGGTCTCCAGATTCGATAAAAGAAGTCATCGCTGCACCATCTGCTTTTGCGCCAGTCTCATGGCTAAACAAATAGTTATCTGTTCCCGTAGCTACAGGCAATGCAGATATCCCACGATCTAGCCACGCTGTCCTGTCTAGCGTTCCAATAAACCATATGTCTTCCTGATAGTTGTATACGACATACCTGTCATTTTCGTCTGAACTTAACGATGGATAGAACCACCATACTTCAGAAAACGATATGTTTGCCCCCGCCATAACTTTGTCCGACTGAGCGGTGTTAAAATCATTGAAAACATGATCTCGTACTGTGCAAGGTATACGTTGAACAGCACCTGTATACCCGTAAAACTCCGCAGCGCCCATCCAGTATACAGCGTCATCCACAGCAACGGCAGCTCTTGGACTTGCGATGCTTATATTGCTAGAAATAAGATTGATACCAAACGTAAACGGGGGTCCGATAAACTGCATCGCGTAGATAGCTACATCTGTAAATACAAGTATTTGTTGCCTTGTTTCAACGGCTTGCATGATCTTTGAGCCAGAATCAATTCTTAAATCACCTGCTGTGTTTGTGTCTGTTGGAAACCAATCTATTGGATTTTCTTGGTCAGAAAACCTTATTAGCATGGGGTCTTGAACTCCGTCTCCCTTAGCAGTAGACGATGTTGCTCCTAACCCGTCTGCACCAAACACAATTACATGCCTGTCTCGATCAGATAAAAGGATCTGAGCCGCTTTTTGAGGTACAGAAGTTGGAGTGCCAGTAAGTGTAGAAAGCTCTACTCCACGAGTAGAAACGCCATTAGTTTTATCCCAATAAAACACTTGACCATTACGCTCATTAAAAATTAAATCTTCGCCGAAGTTATCATGTGACCATATACGGAGGTTTGTGGTAGTAGTTTGAGTTCCAGTTGCAACGCCTAACCCCCACCCGTTAAAATCATTTGCCGTATCAGCGTTCCCAAAAGCCAATCTTACTATAGAACCGTTTGCATGAGAAGTAGCTGTTGTTCCTAAATGTCCTCGTGTACAACTTGTCAGATTACTTGAGCTTATGCCACCAACAAGAACAAGCTCTGTGCCACCTATAAGCACTACGTCTGAGGCTACAATACCCGTGACAGAAGTCACCGTGATAGTTGTATCACTATCACTTAACGTACCACCCTCGTTTAAAGTTGTTTGTAAAGCGCCGTTGTTTGTACCACCAAACAAACCTGCGCCCCAACCAGTGCCGTCAACTGATGAATTGAGACCAGTTCCTACTTGATACGTGCCAACGACACTACTGCCACCGTTACCTGTATCACTACTATTTGCATTTACCGCTGTTGCGTTTAAACCGCCCGTTATTGTTATACTTTCAATGGAGCTAGCTGTTCGTGCGGATATCTTATATGAGTTACCGTTAACGACTTCTGTAACTTGGTATTCTTGGTTAAGTACCGCCGCCGTTATGTTGCCCCCAAGAGACGCTGCCCCTGAAAAAGTAACGAAGTCATTTACAACACAACCATGATTTACGTCAGCAACTGTGATGACGGGAGATCCGTTTGTTGCAGAAAAGGTTACATCTCCTGCAGAGGTGGTCTCTCTTATAGGAGTGATGTCTTTATAATCAGTACCTTGTTTTATGTAATACTTTTGTTCTGTGCCAACGCCTAAAAACTTTTCACCATTTAAAGCCACCCATTCGTGTAATCCACGACACAAGCCTAAAAAAGCCTTTGTAGAGTTCTTTTCCCAACCGTTTAACTTTTCTGGATAACCAAACCTAAATCGTATCTTATCGCAATCAACCCAACCATTCTCTTCAGAATATGGTGTAATCTCTTTGTTTATTCCGGGCTTAAAACGCAGATCAGTATAAGTCATGTCGTTGCCCCATAAATAGTTCCGTTATTGCTAAGTGTATATGAATTTCCGCTATCTTCTACCGCTTTGCCTGCTGCACCGCCAGAAGCTGTATAGCCCCCGTATGAGTTAGAACCACCTGCTGCACCCCAGCCACCGCCACCTGCACCTTGTTGAAAGTTGCCTTGTTGCCTACCTGCTGAACCTGCTACTCCACCTGCGCCACCTGCACCAAAGCTACTTCCATCTGCTGAACCCGGCAATATTCTACCACCACCTGAACCGCCAGTTCCATAATTATTACCACTACCAGTTTCATCTCTTATACCGCCAGATCCACCAGCTTCGCCTCCTGATCCAGCGCCACCGCCAAATCCATTACCAGCAGCCCCAGATGCGTTTAATATACCACCTGCACCACCAGTGGCATTACTAGCACTAGATTTACCACCTGCACCACCTCCAGCGCCACCGCCACCGCCAGCCTGAGAGAAAGAACCTCCACCTCCTCCACCACCTGCAATGTATGCACCTGAGTTATTAGTAATAGTAACGTTTGAAACACTGCTATTTATTTTAATAGCCATGCCACCTGCTGCACCATGACCATCTCTATCAGCGCCCCCAGCACCACCTTTTCCTATAATTTTACCATTGTTTACAATAGTGCAAGGTATGTCGATTGTGAGAGCCGCAATAGAGGTATCATCCGACCAAATCCACAAAGATGACGGAATAGTAAGTTGTCCTCCAGAACTAATATAAGTAGAAACTGTAATTTGTTGGTATTGACTTTGTCCGTTAATATTTGTGCCGCTACCGGGTATGGGTAAGTCAACGTTAGCCGTGGCTCCATACCATTCAGAAAAGCTCATAGCCGCACCTGAACTTTTTCCTATAAGACCTCGTATGTCACTGTCATTTATCGAAGCAAGCGAACCACTACTACCCCCTGCCTCCACATGGATCTCATTTAAACTAAGTGTACCGCTGCTTGGAAGCGCCATTAGATACTTCCATACGCTGTTACGTTACCAATGACAGTTAAATTACCAGACGTATCTAGTTTCATTTTTTTAGAACCTGCGTAATAAATAAATAAATTGTTAGATAAAACTTCAAAGGTCCAGTTGTTTGATCCTCCAGTAATTGAAATAGCATCATTTGCACTTATTGTTCCAGTTGCATGAATGTCGTTGTCTGTTGGTGTACCCGTATCCCCGACTCGCAATCCATTAAGCACATTGAGACCAGAGGTCGTGACCCTTAATTCCTCAGTAGTCCCCGCCTTTATTTTGACAGTGCTTGCTGTCCCAATGTCAAAACTTCCTCGCGTTGTACCACCATCTTTAAGAACTATGTCTCCACCATCAGCGTCTAGATTTATGTCTCCAGAGGCATCTACCGTAAAGTCGCCAGATTTCGTAACGTTCCCTGTTAATGCTGCCGCAGTAGTAGCAGAGGTTGCTGAAGTAGCTGAAGTAGCTGAAGTAGCATTACCCGATAAGGTAGCCGTTATTGTGCCTGCAGAAAAGTTTCCGCTGCCGTCTCTTGCAACTATGGCGCTTGCAGTGTTTGCGTTAGTAGCGGTGGTGGCAGAGTTAGATACCTTTGAACTTGTGGAAATCGTAGCTAGTTTTGTGTCGGCTATAGCCGCAGAAGCATTTATATCAGCGTTGACAATAGAACCTGCTACATACGAACCTGCTTTTACTACAAGATCTTTAACGGCTGCTCCGCTTCCCGCACCATCAGCAAGAACAACAGCGCCCTCAGAAGCTGCTATTGTGACATTGCTACCAGAGCCTTGAGTTACTGAAACAGTCTGATTTGTGCTGTTTAGGAACATATACACTCGTGCATGATCGTTCTGAGCGAGTGTCACCGTGCATGTCCCACCGGGTGTGCCTGTAAACTCTATAGCCTTGTAGTGTCCGTTTT